ATCACGGATTTCAAAGAACTTATCTTCGATCCATCGGTTATTACGAAGGAAGCTACGGAGAAGGCCACGTTGCTTGCTATCAATCTTGGATTGCTTACACTTCTTAGCGTTAAACTCGTTGATAGAATTAGTTCTACCTTTGACTTCTACGTTAAGAAGACGCACAAGACTTTCAAGTTGAGGGCCATCTAGTTCTTCTAGTCGGTCACCAACCTTAACTTCTTTTTCAAATTCTTTATTGTGGTAGATATGGCCTGTTGCATACAACTGAGCTACACGTTCAGGAGCAACATCTTTTGTTAGCCAATCAAAATGTTCACCCTTCTCATAATCACTGAAGGGGGTTTTTACAAAGACTGGCCAGTCAATCTGCCAGCCAAGATACTTCGGGTGTGTCATGTCGGGGAGTTCCTGTGTTTTAATTGGGGGATACCCTTATTAAAGGATACCCCCCGAAAGTTTAATTAGGCAACGATGGTCTTGAAGAAGACACCGAGGTCAGCACCGACAACCTTCATGTCGTATGCCATCTTAGCCTGAATGTGTTCAGCAACACCAACACGACGCAGAGCATCATCCGAGAACGACTCGACAGTGATACCGAGGTTCTGGACGCCTTGCAGGTTGTTCCAAGCGAAGGTAAGACCAGCGGCGGGGGTCATCAGACCAGCCGACGAGGGAGTGTAGGTCAGAAGAGCCGACTTACCACCGATGAAGGCATTCGATTCTGCCAGACCTTCAGCAGCCGAGTTCTGGACAGCTTCCATGACGTAGAAGTTTTCTACTTCAAAGATTTCAGCCAGTTTGGCATTGGTGATGAGGGCAGTGTTCGAGACAGTTGCACCACCGTTCAGACGGGCAAGAATGTCAGGGTGGTTAATCAGGATGTCACGGACTTCCTTACCAACAACCATCGTGTTCGGCTTATAGCCGCCCGACTTGAGTTGCATTGCACGACGAGCAATGGTAACGTCAGTAATCGGAGTAGCGTTAGTGTAATCCGACCACTGAGTGACTTCAGCGGCAGTGTCGTTATCAGCGTTAGCAACACCAGTGTATTCAGTGTTCCAAACCGAAGCCGAGAAGAACGTGTTAGCGAAGTCGATTTCACGGTCGATCAGCAGGTTGGTGATGAGGGTCTGTGCGCCAGCGGCACGGATTTCCAGAGCGGCATCTTCATTGGCGATGGTCTGGTCATCAAAGTCCATACCAAGACCGAAAACATCAGCGTAGTAGCTGTCGGTCGAAACCGAGAGACCGATACGCTTAACTTCGGTGCGGGGGGCAAGCGGCTTGCGTTCGCCACCACGGTTCATGCCCGCACGGTCATAGATGTAATACTTATCGGACTGCTTATTAACACCAACAGTGGGGAACACTTTGTCAGCAATGAAGTTCGACTGGTCTTGAACATAAGCCAGCGTAAGGTTAGTAAGCGGCTGATCTACATGAACAGCAGAAGGGGTCAGCATAGGCATATTATAAAATCCTTATTTTAATGCTGGTTACTATTAGGCAACAATATTGCCGCCAGTGATGAGTTCGATCTCAATGATCTGACCATCAACACCAGCTTCTTTAGCATAGCCCATAACGACATCACCAGAAGCAGCGGTAAGAGCGTTGCCATCTGCGTCAGCTTGGACAGCAGCACCAGCAGCAATCGTGCCACCAGCTTCTACCATGACCGAGCCACTACGGACTACGGTGACAGCTTTACCAGCGGCAGCGCCGACGATGCAGACGCCATAGCACTGTTCACCAGCCGAGTTTGCGAGGTCAACAAAACCGTCGGACTCAAGGGTTACAAATTTAAATTGAGCCGACGAGAGGTCCACGCCAGCAATTTCAGTACGAGTATCACGGGACTGCATTACAGCCATAATTATTCTCCTTTATAGGATTTGTTGATAAGAGTTTTGCCTTCTTCGGTCTTTGCCACAGCAGCATAAGCCTTAGCATATTCACTCTTTTTAAATTGATTGTCTTGCATGTAAGACTTAACCAGAGCATCCAGCTTGTCGGCTGCGGTAGCAAACTCACCATCAACGTCCGACTTACCAAACTCTTGCATTGCAGCTTCAAAAGCCTTATCAGCAGCAAGCAGTGCCGCCATAATCGCTTCGTCGTTACCAAACGACTTAACCAGCGATTTAGCAGTGTTGAGATCAAAGTGCGGGAGAGCTTCCGATGCACGTTTGGTCAATTCAATGTCAGCCTTCTCTAGCTTTGCAGCTTCAAGGGCCTTCAAAACAGGGGCAGGGATGTCAGATTTACTAACCATCTCACCCTCAACTTCGATCATCTCGACTTCTGCTTTCTTTTCGATAGCATCAGCTTTAATAACGAAACCATTTTCAATGAGACCCTTGCGGAGTTGCTCATTTTCTTTACGAAGTTTGTCAACATCAGCCTTGAGGGCTTCAACGTCTACTACTACTTCAGCAATTTCTTCCGACTTCTCGGTCACTTCATCGTCAGATTTCTTAGCCTCATGAGTTGCACACATTTTCTCAGCGGTGCAGTCGGGGCAATCATCCATCTTTTCGGTGACTTCGACTTCTTCAATTTGTTCTTGTTCGTTCATAACGTCCTCTTGGGAGTCATCACGCTTAAAGAGGCTTACCATTGCCTGAGCATTGGCAGGACGGTCCACAAGGGACAGTTCCTCAAGCATGAGGTTTTTAAGTAGATTAGCCATTGTAATCTTCCTTTACTGCACGACCGCCAATGCTAAATGCGGCCAATTCACCAGACTTAACCATATTCCAGACTGCATCGTCGTAGACTTTATAAGCTACAACCCAGCCCTCACGGTCAGACTGAATACCTAGAGCATCACCAATCTCTTTAGTGATGGGGAGGGAGTGAACAACGACACCTACTTGTTCCCCTGTGTGCATAGCCTTACCGACACGCACATGCTCCATAAAATCGTTTACTGCTTTGACGAGGGTGTCTGCTTCAATAACATCACCCTGACGATCAACAACAGGTTCACCCTTTTCGGTAACAACGGATGCCCAGCCATATACCATACGCTGTTCGTCGTCTGCCTTAAGGATTTTACCTTCAATATGTTTTGTCATATCACTCACCGAAGTATCTGCTTCCCACATACGACAAGACCAGTAACGAGCAGATGTCTTATCAGTAGCTGTGTCACAAGAATGTCGGGAACGGAAATTAGCACGAGCTTTCGGGTTATCCCGCCGGATTTCCATGTTAGGATCACCGAATGTTACTCGTTTTATTTTGTCGCCATCCTGAACGAAAACTTCGAACTTCTTGTTTCCACCTTGGATGCGACGTGGCTTATTCAGAGTAACTTTCTCACCCTGATATTCTGCCTTCTGTAAGTCTTCCTTGAGCACCTCTGCTACAATAGCCCTGAGAGCCTCTAGGCGGTCCACTGAGGTGTCTTCTTCCTCTTCTTCGGGTTCCCCTAGCGGAAGATCAGCTTGCTGCCTGTAGAAGTCCATATAGGCTTCCTCCGAGGCTGCTGGCATATACACTGCTTGTTCGTTGTAGTCAGTGACATGAATTTCACCACCAAGACCCATGTCCATGCTACGGGAACGGGCTTCCATCTCGGTGGTAAAGATGTCGGCAGCATATTGTGCCTTCTTTACTTGAGACCAAGCCCCAGCCATAGCAGCACTCTCAGAACGACCCTCGGCAATCATGCTATTGAACACATGCATCCATTGACGAAGTTTCTTTGGGTCTTTAATTTTATCCCGTACAGCTTTTGGGAGTTCGCTTGTAGAAGAGTATGGCATCAACCAATCACCTGTGCTAGATAACCTTTAAATACCCCGAAGACTACAGCGTTATTAGTACCTGTCTCACAGGTAATACGTACATCTGCGTTCTTAGGGACAATGACTGCGGGGTCCAATTCAACTTGCCAAGGACCACCAGTAGAAGCGGAAATAGCTGCACGTTGAATGAATACTTTACCAGCCTCACGAACTTCTAGGTAGAAGTCTACGGCTGCATCTTGTTTGAGACTTACTGAACCAAAGCCACCAGTAAGGATGTAGTAGTCAGTATTACTGAAGGTCGTAGCACCCTTAAAGGATTGCTGGAACCCAGCTTCAATCTCGTTGTGAATTTTGGTAACGTCTGAAGGTACACCGTTAACCACAGTGGTATCTTCGTAGATTGTAATACGACCAACAAACTCTGTACCATTGTCGTTGTTCATCATAGAGCAACGTGCAAGAGGTGTCGTAAGTTCTACTGGGGTTCGACCCTGAAGTGTTACCGTCTGAGTAACAAAACTAAACTGTTGGTCACGACCAGAACCAGATACCGTATGACCTTCAATGTATAGGTCATAAACGTCACTAGCAGAAGAGGAGGATACATGAGTGATCACGTTATCATTAACGTAGACCTCATTACCACCCACAGTCCAGACAGTCTCCAGACCCCCAGTACTAAGCCCAGCAGACTTACCAAACTTAACAAGGGATTTAGCTTTCTTGTCTACGGATACTACATCACCAAGGTAACGATGGATTTCACGTTCAGCTTGAACAAGTCTACCATCAGGTACTTCGTATGCACGTCTTTGCCAACCACCAAACATCTGTTCAATTTCCTTGATTTCTTGTTGTACAACCCTGTTCGGATCATCAGCAGAAGAAACCTCTGGGGTTCTTGTCCTGATCTCTAGCGGAAGTAGTGTGTGACTTTGTGTAAGTGCTGCATCAGCAAGCTGTGGTTGTCCAGATACCAAACTGGAGATGTCACTCTTCTCCTCCTCAACAATGCTTACAGGAGGTACGCTTGAGTTTGCTGTAACAATTAGGTCAGCAAGTAAGCTGTTGTCTTGTAGCAGTGAGACAGCACTAATAACTGTAGTAATCTCTACCGAATTGGCCCCAAGTAAGTGAGCTTGAGATATGGTAGATGGTGAAACAACGGATGTAACTTCTAATGCAGAACCAACTAATACTTGAAGTTGGGAGATAGGGGTTGATGCAACAGATGGAGTACTTGTAGAGAACCCCTCGGTAGATATAAAATTATCATTAACGAGAGGTTCACCAGCTTCAGTTAATAGTAAGCTAGAATCTTCTTGAACAATTCTACTGCTCATCCCCTAAACCCTTTTATACAGGGTCAGGGATACCGATAGTAAACGACCCGAGAGAGAATGTGTTACCTGTGGTCACAACTTGGCTTGTCGTAAGACTACCAGTTGCAAGAAGTCGGCTATTCACAGTGTCTACAATGGCATAGTGAGTAGCTGTACCATTTCCAGTAACAGAACCATCTGAAATAGCTGCAACTACAACCTCACGACCACCACCAGACCTATCAGAAGGTGCTGCAATGCTAAGGCTTGTTGAGTTACCTAAAGCATATGTGCTGTTAGCCTCAGCATATGTTGTTGCTTCTTGAGAGGTAATCAAGATTTTATCAGCCTCTGTGTCAAGCACTGTTAGGCCATTATCTAGAACACGGTCATTAAGGCTTGCCATCACTCGGTTCCGTCTTGGGTTGGTTGAGTTACATCGGGGTCGTAGCTAAGTTCAGCAATCGCCATAAGGTCACTAATAACTTCAGGATGATTACTAACATCGATATTCGCACCATTAAGGTTACGAAGGAAGGCTGCAATCTCACGAAGATCATGCGGCGCAACATCGCCAGCTTCAATAGTTGGCATCAGGTCATAGTTCAGACCGTTCAACTCCCAGAGACGTTCAACCAACTGTTTGTTGAGAACATCTACGATTGCTTGGATATAACTCTCAAGCGCACGGAGGAACAGGTCTGTCTTCGACTTGGAGAGGGCATAGGAACCACCCTGCGATCCAAGAAGAAGAAACTCAGAAAGGACACTACGAGCAATGTCATGCTGATAACGACGAACAATGGGATCGATTTCGATATTACGGGTCCCAGAGGACGACATCAACTCAATATCGACCAAACGATTGTTGCTTAGTTTACCTTCAGTGTCAGTATAAACATCAGATGGCAGAATGATGTAACCTTGTTCATTGAACTTCACATCACGGAGGATAGTCTGTAGGCTAGACACAAACTGCGACTGGGCGGCAGTGGCATCAGGTCCAAGGTATTCAGCAGGGACACGGGCCACTGGGATACCAGCAAGTTCACGTTCTACTGCGATAGCCTCAATCATCTGGAGGTTATTCAGAAACTCATAAGACGTATAAGCATTACGGAGAATAGAACGACCAGAGGGGTCACCGTTCAGACTGGTCGTGCGGTAATACAACGACTTATTTGCTGGGATGTAATTCTTGGTATTAACAAAGTTACCAACAGACTGTTCAATACCCAGAACAGTGCCAGTGGTGACATCCACATCGAACCTGTTAACAGTCCAAGGCGCACGAGAAGCGATCTTACGGACACCGATACGACCATCAGTGTATTTCGACTTCTTCTTGTCAGACCGTTCATTCGGACCAACTCGACGCTTATAAACAACTTCGAACCAAGCAAACCCATACGACAAGAAAGACAGGGCCTCAGCGACATGATCGTCTAGGGAATGTTCCATGTCGTCAAGGACAGATTTAACAAAGTCAGCTTCAGCTTTAGCAGCATCACTGTCGTTAGCAGGCTTAACTTTGAGGGTAACATCTCGAAGAACTTGTTCAGCAGAATACATAACAGCACCAATAGTGCTATCATTGTCACGCATCTCACGATACTTACGGATAGCCTTACGGCCCCGAAGTTCCGGCAGAAATTCATCGGCTCGAATCTGACCGTTATGGGTATTATCACCAGCTACGCCTAGTATCTTGGTGGACTGTGTTTCCGACAAACTCTTCGCCATTATTCTTATCCAGTTATTTGCGAGATAGCCCCTTAGAAGATGAATAGGCGAGTGTCAGTTGGGGCTTCTGAATGCCTTTAAGTGAGAGGTCTGTTAAGGCCCATACACAGGCATCCAATCTATCAGGTGAACCAATCGACCCTAGTGGTTCCCAAGTTCTCATTTGAGTTTCTAGTTCGTTGAGGTTAGCCCCATCTTCGGGGTTGCTCACATGCTTAACCAGACCACGTTCATATAGAGCAGAAATAGGTTCAGCACGAGCATACTTACCACGGGAAGCATGGACAAGTTTTACAGGGACTGTCTCATCTTCACCGTGTAGTGTAGTCCTTACCATATCGCCGCCTTGGTTTTTCTCAGCAACGATACGGTCAGCATTATATTTATGATATAGTGAAATAGCTTTAGCTGCCCACCCTTGAGGGGACAGCTTTTCTGTGTAGTCGCCCAATACATAGGAGATGCCATTAACATCAACCCCTGCGACAATAATACCCGTCATGTCACTCTCTTTATTAGCTGTGACAGCGGGGTCAATTGCAACGACAATCCTATTAAGGTGGGGGACATCCTCAGCCTTAATCTCAGCTTTCTCTAGCATCTCAGTGGACCAGAGAGCACCTTCGGCCTCTTCTAGAACCTCAGCATAAAGTTCCTGACGACCTAGACGAGTTCCCTCATACTGAGCCTTAACAGCTTCAAGGTAAGTTCCAGCAAGGTTAGCAGCATTGTCAAAAGTAGAACCACCAGTAACAAAAGTCTTGCTATCTTTCATCAGACGACGAACTAGCTTAGTTGGTTTAGGGGTGGTAGTAACGACAATACGGGGATGTTTACCTAGACGCATACAGAACTGCAACATATCCCAAGTGTCAATGTCTTTGTTCCAAGCGGCAAGTTCATCACACCAAGCAATCTCAAACTGGGGACCACGGAGACGCTCAGGTTCCTCAGCAGAGAAGAACTGAACAGTAGCACCATTTTCCCAAGTGAGTGTCCGCTTAGTGGGGGAGTATTCAGGGAAGCCCATAGCTTTACCCTTGTAGGTCTTATCACCTTTCCAACAAACAGAAAGGAATCCAGACTCACCTTTAACCATAACCCGTTCAATATCAGAGTTAGTAGCAGCTACAGCAGCAATACGTTTCTTACCAAGTTTAACTTGTTCCCTGACCCACTCAACACCAGTGCGTGTCTTACCAAAACCACGACCAGCATTGATGAACCAAGTATTCCAGTCACCATCAGGTTCTAGCTGTGCATCCCTAGCCCAAAAGTTCCAGTCATGCTTAAGCTCTTCAGTCTTCTGAGGGCCTAGAACCTCAAAGATTTCCTTCACCTTCTGGGATGGTAAGGATCGTAGGGTGTCAGCCGTTATCTGTCTCTGTCGGGTCATTATCCTTGCCAAGCAATGCCATCAGTGTGTCGATAGCACTCTCGTCCATGTCGGGGTCAATATCTTGTTCAGCTTCAACGACAGTGTTAGTGGGCGACCACCCACCCTTACTACGGAGGAAGAGTTCTTGGCTCTTGAATGTGACACCATCTTTAGGGTCACCATACAGAGCTTGGTCAATAACCCTCTTACCTACTGCACCACTAATCCGAGCACGTTCCTTATGGATGAAGTCACCATAAATCTTATAGAGGGTGCTCAAGGATTTCGGGGCATCTTGTAGGTGTTGCATAGAAGCAATCATATCACGGATACCTACACCACCTTCAATGCAGTCTAGGATGTGCTTCTCAACTGTCTTGGAATATCGTAGTTGGTTGGAGGCCATTGGTTTAGTCCTGACTCTAAAGGATAACGTAAGTTATAACTTAAGCGGCACCTTAGTGCCTTTAACGACAATAATAATATTAAATATTGGTAGGGAGTCCAGTTCAGATGGGACCCTAATGAGTCAACTCTAAGCCCCTAACCATCGGCAAGACGACAATCCTGCTACTTAAAGTGACGTTGCTTGTCTTGGTTGGTTAGGAGTTTAGAGCTGACTAACTTACGTTATAACTTAAGTATCAAATCTTACTTGTATTATTATAATCATAATTAGTTTGGATACTATAGTTATATACTTAAGTCTCCTATATACTATATAGGGGCTTTTTTTACGATTTGTCAACCAAAATCTTTCACTTTTTATTACAAAAATGATAAGTATCTGAAAAGTAATGATTCTTTTTTATAAAATTTTTACTACAAGTATAGTCAAAATCTAAGGTTCTACAACCTGTGTTTGTGTCGTTGAGTATGAATCGTTGCGGGGGTTGTGTTATAGAAGCGTTGCTAGTGTGTCATTTGTGCAACAGGTCAAAAGTATTTTCTTCTTTGGGTTAGTGGGGTGTCCCCTGTGTGATCTTTAGGCAACAGGTCAAAAGTATTTTCTTCTTTTGGATTAGTTGGGGCCTACCAGCCACACCGAATCACTTGCGGAATAATACTAAGGGACCCATGCCCCTGTCAATAGGGAATCGTGCGATTATAAACAAAAGTTTATAAACGTGATAAAAATGTCACAGGTTACCTATCTACCGATAGTTTAGCGTTAAACTAATACGCACAGCCCCAAAGGGGCGAGCAACGCAGCGATAGCTGCTTATATATGTGGCGGAAATGTCACAATTGAATCAAATACTTAAGGAATTCAAAAGAAAATACTTGACAAAGGATTCGGCTGGGCCTGCACCTATACGTTCTGATTCGGTAAAATAATCTGACCAATTTGCCGTTTTCAATCTGTGCATATCTGCACACAAGGCATTGCGACCTATGCATTTTTGCACATAGCTGTCAGGGGCGCTGCAAGGCACCTTAGAACGCAAGAAAACCCCGCCGCTATGTCACCATAGGGCAGGGCAGACTCGGGCTTGTATAGGGCTTAGAATGTGGGCATGATAAAGACGATAGACGACTCGGGATATTCTTCCCGTATCCATTCGGTGACGTTTTCCACAAGGTCGGGCACGTCAACCGTGACTGAATATTCCTCGCCTAATTCATCAATCATGACTACATGAAAACGGTTCATTGGGTAGGCTCCCGCTTTGTGATTGTCACGTCACAGGCATTGACGGTTCTGTCATAAAGGCCCCTGTGCTTTCCCGATACTAGATCAGCCTTGAATTGTTCCGCTTGTGCCAGTGTGCCGAATGTGACGGCCTTTTGAGTAGAGTCGGATTCGTCGCCATCGGGGCCATATCTGAACCATTGTTCCCACATCACCTTGAAAGATTCCTGTTTCATCGGGTTTCATCCTTGTAAATTGCATAGCCCAAAAGGGCGGTTCCAAGAATTAGGGCAATTACCATTTTGTCGATTCCTTATGCGTAAAGGTGAGCGCAGAAAAGCGATGCGATAAAGGCAACAAAAGCCAATCCGCAAGCGATAAGGCCCAACCCGATAGCGCCTGCCATTCCAAAGGCAAGAGCCAAAGCCAGATTAAGGAAAATTGCGAGGGTGAACAGAATTGCGTAGATCATTGGTTGATTCCTTGTGTTTGTGGTTGTCGTTTTGCTTAAGTTAACCTTAAGCGATTCGCATAGGCGAGTCAACGTCAATGTTTCCGATAACTGACATTTTTATCAGACAACCAGCAATGGCGGCAATCGCCACAATTTCCACCTTGATCCGGCGCAGGACATTGCCAATCGACAAAGGGTTGCCCTTTGGTATGAACAGTTGACGTTGATACACCTAGCAACTTTGCCGCCTTGACTGGTTTATCGTTTAACATTGTGGCAGATAGGCGGATTCTAAGGTTGCGGGGGATTGAACCGCCAGATTTGCGGTATTCTTTGACGATTCCGGATTCACGAGTCGGCAACCAGTGCCAGATTGACGGGGTTGCGGCGGCAACTTTGCAGATAGCGGCTAACATATCAACCGAGTCTAAATCACCGGAATCAAACCAGCGGTGGAAAGGTTGGCCGCTTTTCAATGCCGCCTTTTCAACTTGAAACACCATTGCGGCAACCCATTTATCAGGGGCGCTTGCAATAAGGTTGACGGCTAGGCGTTGATTGTTTGACCAGCCTTGATTGACGCTAGGCCGCAACTTTTGAATCTTGCGGGCATAACAGCCATTGCAAACACTGCCCTTTACCTTTGCCAATTTGTCGCCAACTTTACATGCAAAGGCGTCAGTTGCAAAAGTTGAACCGGGCATTTTGCCATTGCCTAGCGATATTTTACCAGCCGACTCGGTTGCCGCTTTCAATGTCATAACATAGGGGCGGGTTGCAGTTGTCATATCAAGATTCCTTGTTTTCGGTTGCGTTGACCTATCTATAACGTGAGTCGCAAAGACGAGTCAACTGGTATTTGATATGCATTTAATGCATAGCAGATATGCAAAATTGATAGTTGTGGCGTTAGAATCCCTATCGGGCAAGCTGGAGTCACTAGAACGAATCGGAAAGGACTCGCCTTTTGCGTGTTATATACTTTTGCGCCTTGATCCTATACCTAAGAGGTAGGACCTATACCTAAGAGGTAGGAACCCTATGCCGAAGGGGTAGGTAGCCTATTCTGAGGGGTAGGTAGCCTATTCTGAGGGGTATTTCACCCCCCCAGTGGAAATTAGGGGTCACCACCACAGCGGCAAATATGAGT